AATTTAAAACAAAAGAAGAATTAGATGAATTTATGAATAAATTATATATAGAAAATATATGGTGTTTTAGTAAAGTTGAGAAGGATTATTTTAAACATTCAAGGATGGAAACATTAGAAAAATGGTTAGTTTAAATGTTCAATATATTTAAAAAAAAAATAAAAGAAAAAAAGTTAGAGGAGCTAATGATTTCTGATAAGGATTATAAGGAACTTAAAGAGATGTATGATTGGCAAAGAAAAGTTGAATTTAACAAGGAATTATTAAGACAGAATATAGAACTATTTTTTAAGTTTCAAGGCACTAATAATTTTTTTATGACTGATTTAGGTCCAGAAAAACTTAGCAAAGAAAGAATGTATGAGGATATGTGGGATATAATGAATGAGAATGGATATGATGAACCTCCAGGAGATTGGGTGCCTTTAGACCCAAGTTTAAGAATATCATCTGATGTAGGCAAATCTCCATTTGATTTTTTTAAATATATTCGCAGAAAAAAAGCGATGGATGTATTTGACAAATATCAAAAATAATGTATAATATATGTAATGAGTGATTTCTTAAAAGATATAATCAAAGATACTGGAAATGAATTTGCGAGTTTAGTTAGCGAAGGTGTAACTATTGGTGATGTAGAATCTTACATTGATACAGGAAGTTATACTTTAAATGCTTTACTATCAGGTAGATTTGATGGAGGTCTTCCATCAAATAAAATAACAGCAATTGCAGGAGAAACAGCAACAGGTAAGACCTATTTTGCATTAGGTATTTGCAAGAATTTTTTAGATATGTATAAAGATGGTGGTGTAATATATTTTGAAAGTGAAAGTGCTTTAACAAAAGATATGATTACAAGTCGTGGCATTGATGATAAAAGAATAGTAATTATGCCTGTAACAACCGTTCAAGAATTTAGACATCAAGTAATAAAAATATTAGACAGATATTTAGAACAAGATGAAGAGAAAAGACACCCTTTATTTTTTGTTTTAGATAGTCTAGGCATGTTATCTACCACAAAAGAAATGGCAGATACTGCTGAAGGTAAAGAAACAAGAGATATGACCAGAGCACAAGTTGTTAAAGCTGCATTTAGAGTTTTAACATTGAAACTTGCAAAAGCAAAAGTCCCTTTGATTATGACAAATCACACTTATGCAGTTATTGGCTCTATGTTTCCTGTCCAAGAAATGGGCGGTGGTCAAGGTTTAAAGTATGCAGCCGATTCTATAATTTATTTAAGTAAAAGAAAAGAAAAAGAAGGCAAAGAGGTTATTGGAAATATTATTCATTGTAAGAATTTTAAATCAAGATTGACTAAAGAAAATGTAATAGTAGATGTTAAATTAACTTATGACAAAGGTTTAGACAGATATTATGGTCTTTTAGATTTAGCAATCAAGTATGGAGTATTTAAATCTGTATCTACAAGAGTTGAATTGCCTGATGGAACAAAACAATATGGCAAAACAATTAACAATGAGCCTGAAAAGTATTTTACTAAAAAAGTTATGGATGAGTTAAATGAAAAAGTCAAAAAAGAATTCCTCTACGGATTCTAAAAAGTATGTCTTTGTTGAAGCACCTAGTAAGAAATTCACAGCAATAAAATTAACAGAAGGTAAATGGAAAGATGTCATATTAAAATATGGCAAAGTTGCCTTTGCAAAAGATGAAAATAAAGATGGCACTTTACCTATGAAATTTGATTATGATATACTTAAATTTCCAAAAAGATTAAAAGGTGTAAAATATGATGAAAAATTTACTAATTATATTGGTGATATATTAATTGAAATATTAGACAAAAAATTAAAAGATGGTAAAATAAGTGATAGCCTCAAATGAAAAATTAGAACTGACTATTCTTTGTAATTTAATTTACAATGAAGAATATATAAGAAAAGTTTTGCCTTTTCTGAAAGAGGATTACTTTGCTGATTTTAATGAAAGAACTATTTTTCTTGCAATAAAATATTTTGTTGAAAAGTATAATAAACCACCTACAAAAGAAAGTGTTTTAATTGATTTAGAAAAAGAAAGAAATATTAATGAAGAGCAATATGGAACTATAAGAGATATAATAAATGGTTTTAAAAAGTCAGAAGTTGATTTAGAATGGTTAAAAGATACAACAGAAAAGTTTTGTAAAGATAAAGCAATCCATAATGCCATTTTATCAGGCATTCATATATTAGATAGTAAAGATAAAAATAAAACACCAGATTCTATTCCAGAACTTTTAAGGGAAGCTCTTGCAGTTTCTTTTGATACAACAATTGGACACGATTATATTGCAGATTCAGAAAAGAGATTTGATTATTATCACAAAAAGGAAGATAAGATACAATTTGATTTAGATTACTTTAACAGAATTACAAAAGGTGGTGTGCCAAAGAAAACTTTGAATATTTGTCTTGCAGGAGTTGGTGTTGGTAAATCTTTAGTTATGTGTCATTTTGCATCCTCTTTTATTTCACAAGGCAAAAGTGTTTTGTATATAACATTAGAAATGGCAGAAGAAAGAATTGCTGAAAGAATTGATGCTAATTTATTAAATATGTCAATGGATGATATACACGATTTACCTAAAAAAATGTATGATAATAAAATTAATGAAATGATGAAAAAAGTTAGTGGACAATTAATTATAAAAGAATATCCAACTGCTTCTGCTCATACAGGACATTTCAGAGCATTAATTAATGAACTTGCATTAAAGAAGTCTTTTAAACCAGATGTTTTATTTGTTGATTATTTGAATATTTGTTCTTCAGCAAGATTTAGTGGTGGTAATATTTCATCTTATTTTTATATTAAGGCAATTGCTGAGGAACTTCGTGGCCTTGCAGTTGAATGTAATATGCCAATTTTTAGTGCAACACAAACTACAAGAACAGGTTTTGTTTCAACAGATATAGGATTAGAAGATACATCAGAAAGTTTTGGATTGCCAGCAACAGCAGATTTTATGTTCGCAATTATATCATCAGAACAATTAGAAGCTTTAAATCAGATACGAGTAAAACAGTTAAAAAACAGATATAACGACCCTACAATGAATCGTTCTTTTATTTTGGGTATTGATAGGGGAAAAATGAAATTATATGATGTAGAACAGAAAGCACAATTAATCAATACAACAGAAAAAGATGAAGTTGATGAAAAAGAAGTGTATAGTAAATTTACGGATTTTAAAATATGAGAATAGATGTAGATAATATAGAGCCTAGAAACTTTGATAGAGGTGATGTTAGAGTAATACAAAATTTCTTGCCTAGAACTCTTTTTAAAGAATTACAAGAATTTGTTATGGGAGCAAATTTTCCTTGGTATTATAATAGGTCAACTCTAACAAATAAGGATGATGGAAATTTTATGTTCGTCCATATGTTCGTATTGAATAGTGAAGTAACGAGTTCTCGATATGAAAAATTTAGTCAAATGCTCCCTTATGTAAAAGAAGCACTTGATTATAAAAAATTAACAAGAATGAAACTGAATTGCTATACTAATCAAAATAAAAAGATTTTACATCCTTTACATAAAGATGTTGACGGACAAGATACTAAAGGTCATGCTATTGGAGTTTATCATTTTAATACTTGTAATGGTGAAACAATTGTAAATGATGAAAAAATAAAATCTGAAGAAAATCAAATAATATTATTTGATAATGTTCCACATCAAGGAACTGTCCAAACAGATACAAAAACGAGATTAGTATTAAATTTAAATTTTAAAAAATGATAAAAACAACATATTTATTTTTTTGTAAAAGAGTTAAACGATTGTTAAGAGAAGATTTGCAATTGCATTTCTTATGGTCTTATTTTTTAACTATGTTTGCAGTATTTTGGCCTATTATGATAGTATCAGGAGTAGTTGCGACCCTTCTTAAAGAACTATCAGATAAGTGGATAAAGGGACATTGGAATTGGGATGATGTTATTTTTGGAGTAGCAGGAGCATTTGCTGCTTGGTATACTATTTACGGTGGAGTTTTTGGAGTTTTAATATGAGAAGAGAAAGAAAGATGAGAAGAGAAAGAAAACCAGCAAAGTTGTCAACAATAGAGCTGAAATATGAGAAAAAACTTGTTAAAGAAGGCAAAGAAGTATATTGGAGGGTAATAGAATACCCTAAAAATGTAGTTGTTGCTGAATACTTTTTTAAGGAAGATGCTTCACGAATGGTGAAGTTTCAAAACGAAAATCAAGTTTTTAAAGGCGAAGGAGGCATACCAGAGATGCTTCATCTCAAATTAGGTCAGGATCCTGACCATTCACTAGAATAATATTTAACTTGACATACAACTATGTTTAGTTACAATAAATATAGGTATGCCAATTATTAATAATATAACAGTTTCTGAATCCAAATTTACTCGGATGCAAGAGCTTGGTTCTGCTTTTATATTAGAGAGGTCTTTTAAAGGCAATAAAAGATTTAATTCACCAGAATCTATTGTTAAAGATTCTATAACAAAATTAGGTTTAGAAAAAATTTTTAAATCTGGCACTAAATCTATTTTTAATTTCCTTTTACCATTACAAAAGAAATCAGCTGAAGGGAAATGGATAACTACTTTTTATTTACAACATAAGAAGATGATACAAACATTTGCTGATGCTAAATTTAAGGTTTTTAATCGTGAAGGTGGATTTATGGAGTTTATATCAGATTTAATAAAAACAAAATTTAAAATTCCTAGAAAAGATGCTTGGAATCCAGCAGATATATGGTTAATACAAGAACCAATGAAATTTAGAAATGTAATAAGAAAAGAAATGGAAGGAGATAGTGCTACACAAACTATATCAGAATTAAATACTATTATGAGAGATATGTTTGAAAAAAGACAAGTAGTGGGTATATCTCTTAAATTAATATCAGGACAACAAGCAAAATATGAGGAAATAAATGTTGATGAAAAGTTTTTTGCAAAATTAGAAGATAAATTAGGTGGTTACAATTATACATTAAGTAAAATAAAATTAAATTTAAATTTAAAACTTAATAAAGCACAATTTGAAACACAAGATACACGAATAGTTTTAAAAGATAGTAGTGGCAAAGATGTTTTTGATTTTCAAGTAAAAGGAAATACATCATCAAGATTAGCGAATTTAAAATTTGAGCCATCAGAAATAGGTGTTTCGAAAGCTAGATTAGGTAAATCGCCATTAGATTTAGTTCAAAAATTATCAGAAAATTTTGATAAAAATATATTTAATTCTGCTACAAGGTCTTCTAGTAATTTTCCAGTAAATGAAAAAGAATTTAAGAAAAGAAAAGGTGAGTTTATAAGTCATTATAAAGTCCTTCTTAAAAATAAAAAATTTTTAGATAAATCTATAAAATATCCTACAGAAAAAGAATTTGAATCAAATATGATTAAAGTTTTTAGTGATGATTTATCACATATTGCTAATGTTAAATTACAACAATTATATTTTGTTTCTAAAGTATTAGGAATGAAAGAAAAACAAATTAATGATTTTTTAACTGATTTATTATTTCTTTCACAAAAAAAGGGTAGAGCAGTCTTTGATTTTGGACTATGTTTAGTTTCAAGCAGTTTTTAACTGAAGAAAAAAACACCCACCTAGAACATTTAGAAGATGACATCATAAATTATGGAGCAGTTGGAGGCAGAAATGCCGTTAATTTTCTAAAGTCTATCAGGGATATGCTAGTAGGCAATTCTAGTGGGAAAGTCAATGTGTCAGTAAAGTGGGATGGCGCTCCCGCTATCATTTGTGGCACAAATCCAGAAAACGGTAAATTTTTCGTTGGCACGAAATCTGTGTTCAATGTTACCCCAAAAGTCAATTATAATAGTAGTGATATAAAGAGAAATCACGAAGGCAATCTTGCGACTAAATTAATAGTTGCATTAAAAGAGTTAAAAAAATTGAATATTAGGAGTGTCGTTCAAGGAGACTTATTATTCACCCCAGGCGAAATTAAAAAAGCAACAATACGAGGAGTTCCTCATATTGCTTTTACACCCAACACCATAACATATGCAGTTCCTTCAGATTCCGATTTGGCTGGTAAGATATTACGAGCTAAAATAGGTATTATTTTCCATACAACCTATACAGGTGGCACATTACAAACTATGAAAGCTAACTACGGAGTTAATGTTTCACAGCTTGGAAATGTGCCTTCTGTTTTTTATAGTGATGCTAGTTATAGAGATGTGTCAGGTAATGTTTTATTTACAAAAGCAGAATCTGACCAATTTGATGCTATATTGAGAATGGCTGAAGGTTCTTTATTAAAATCAACAAGACTTTTGAATTTATTTGCGACACAAACTAGTGATTTGTCTTTAGCATTTAGATTAAAGACATTTTTTAACACTTATGTAAGAGAAGGTGAAACATTAGCAAATACAAAAGCTATTGTTGCAAAATTTAAAAAATATTATTCAAATGTTATAAATGATATAATTGATTCAAAGAAGAAAAGAGCAACAAAAGACAAGTATGCTCAAATTAGAGATAAAGGAATATCTGATTTACAAAAGTATGATGTTGAGATATATTTTGCTGTTGCAACATATTTAAGTTTAATTACAGCAAAGAATATATTAATTAGTAAATTAAATGGAGTAGGGCAGATTGGTACTTTTTTTCAAACAGATGATGGATATCAAGTAACAAGTCCTGAAGGATATGTTGCAGTTGATAGAATAGGAAATGCTGTAAAACTAGTAGATAGATTAACATTTAGTAGAAGAAACTTTACAGCTGCAAAGAGTTGGAAATAAATGAAAGATATTAAAGACATATATCAGAAAATAATAGAAACAGAAGCAAAAGAAATATCTATTTTAGAAGATTCTCTTGCAACACATATATTTCCTAAAGTTGCGAGAATATTACATATTGCTTTAAACCCAATGAAAATCAAACTTGCAGTCCAAGAATACATAAAA